TTGCTTGATGCTGTAACGATTGCGGCTGCGTACGGAATACCAAACGTGCTTGTTCCTCGCAAGGACCAGAGCAAGTTCAGCAACCTGTCTGTTGCAGAGAAGGGTGTGTACACTGGCACAATCATTCCTATGGCGAAGACATTCTGCAACGACCTTACTCATTTCCTCGGATACGACAAGGCTGGACTTTACATAGACTGCGACTTCAGCGACGTTGACTGTCTGCAGGAAGGACTCCTTGATGCTGAGAACGTGAAGGAGAAGCAGAACAACAGATGCATGCTACAGTTCAACAACGGCCTCATCACTCTAAATGACTGGCGAGGACAGATTGGCGAGGAAGTGCGTGAAGACATAGAACTTTTCGGAAAGCTCAAGTATGAGATGACCGATGAGGAACTGGCTATCATAAGCAAGATAACGGGCGGCACAGGTCAGCAGCCCTCCGCAGGCTCACAAATGAACAACAATCAAAATCAAAACCAGGAAGACGATGGAACAGATTCTTAAATCCGTCAAGACCAAGGCTAACGATGTCGATGAGAAGAAGGGCGTCGTTACTCTTGCAGTTAACATCATCGGTGTGGTTGACTCGCAGAAGGACATTAGTATGCCGGGTTCGTTCAATCAGGCTTGCCGTCCCGAAAACTTTGCGAGAGTAAAGCACCTCTACAATCACGACACAACGCAGTTGCTCGGTTGCCCAATTGAAGGCGCAGAGAAGGACGGTGCGCTTGTGGTTACATCACAGCTCAACCTGCAGAAGCAGCTCGGACGCGATGTACTCGCAGACTACCTACTCTATGCAGAGAACGGCAAGACGCTTGAGCACTCAATCGGTGTGCAGGCTGTCAAGGGCAAGTACAGCATCGAAAACGGCATCCGCAAGGTCAACGAGTGGAAGCTGTGGGAATTCTCGACTCTCAGTTCATGGGGTGCATGCCCTGGAACTCACCTTCTCGGAGTAAAGAGCGCTACACCTACTCAGGTTCAGGAGGCTATCGACTTCATCGAGAAGGCTATGAAGAACCACGGATATTCCGATGAGCGCCTCAAGGCATACGAGGGTGAGATGGCGATGCTTCTCAAGGCAGTGAACGGCGGACGCATCGTGAAGTGTCCTGTATGTGGAGAGGAGTTCGCCTTCGACAATGTTGAGCACCACACATTCGCAGAGCAGGTTCTCGCACTCGCAGCGCAGTACCAGCGATGGATCGTTGAAGGTGTAGTCCGTGGGGAGATGTCAAAGCTGGAGCCTGAGATTCGCAGTCAGGTGATGGCAATCGTTGACGCTGTGAAGGCGGACGGACTCAATCTTGAAAACAAATCACTCGAAGACATCATGGAGTATGCTTATTGCCCCAAGTGCTGGAGTCGAGTATATGCAAGCAATATGTTAATGCAGACCGCAGAAGTCGTGGAGCAGGAAGATACCACTCCAAAAGAAGACGATAATGTGGTTGAGGAAGAGAAAGCAGCCGTAAGCACTTTGAGCGTCCTCGCAGCAATGTATCAAAATAACTAATTTTACTAACTGATCAAAATCACAGAAAAGATGATTAAGAAGAGTTTTTCTATTGAAGACCTCGGTCTTTCCTACACTTCTGAGGAGCAGAAGGCTGCTTACGGCACCATCCTCAATGTAGTAAACAAGGCATTCGCAAACGCTCTTGAAGGCGCTCTCGACAAGGACGAAGTTGATTCTGCAATCAAGTCCGCTACCGAAGCTCTCCAGGAAAAGAATGCTGACAACCTCAAGGTTATCGAAGGCCTTACCGAACAGGTTAAGAACCTCGGCGAATCCATCGAGAAGATGAAGCAGAAGGGCCTCAGCGCAGAATTCATCAGCAAGTTCGACGAAAAGGTGAGCGAGATGCTCGACAGCCAGAAGTTCGCTGACTACGTTAACGGCAAGAGCCTCAGCTCTGGTGCTTTCGACGGCTTCAACCTCAAGGACGTTAGCCTCACCGACAACTACAACGGTCACTACCTCCTTACCCAGCAGCAGAGCCGTGTAGAGAGTCCTTATGCCAACAAGCCTCTCCACCTCCGCAACGTGGTAACCACCCTCAACGGTGACGCAGAGCATCCCGAACTCGCATTCACCCAGGTTTCTGCAATGGACCGCAACGCACGTTACGTTTCCGAAAACGGCCAGTTGCCCGAATCTGCAGTATCATTCACTGAAGTTCGCACTTCTGCTAAGCGTGTCGGTACCTACCTCAAGATTTCTAAGCGCATGCTCAAGAGCCGTGCTTACGTTCGCTCATTCGTAATGAACATGCTTCCCGAAGCAGTTGCAATGGCTGAAGACTTCCAGATGATCTTCGGTGACGGTACCGGTGAAAACCTCCTCGGTCTCGTTAACACCACCGGCGTTCACTCTGCAGAATCCGTAGTAAGCACTTCAGTTGCTACCATCGCAGCAGGCAAGTTCGACAGCGTAGCAAGCTACAACGACGGTGCAAGCGTACTCATCACCTTCAAGGAGGCTCATCCCGAAATCCTCGACGGTATGAAGATCACCTGCGCTAACGCAGCAGTAATCACCAACCTCAACAGCGCACAGACCCTCGTCAAGCTCAACGACAAGCAGATCCTCATCCCCGGTGTTGCTTACGCTGGTACCGAGACCGCAGTTGCAAGCATGACCGCTACCATCAAGAACGGTGCGTTCAAGAGCGTTGCATCTCCCAACTCCGAAGATGTTGTAAAGGCTATCTTCGCAGTAATGACCTATGCACAGTATGCTCCCTCTGCAATCGTGCTCAACCCCATCGACGTCTTCACCATGGAGACCGAGAAGGACACCACCGGTCGTGCATTGAACTTCGTTCAGAACATCAACGGCCGCAAGTACATTGCAAACCGCCCCGTTATCGAATACAGCGGTATTCCTGCTGGCAGCTATCTCGTAGGTGACTTCAACATGGGTGCTGCTCTCGTTGACTACACCGCTCTCACCCTCGAATGGGCAGACGATGTAAACACCAAGATCAAGAACCAGACTGCGCTCATCGCACAGGAAGAGGTCCTCTTCCCTGTATACAACCCCTGGTCTTTCGCTTACGGCACTCTCGCTGCAATGAAGACCGCAATCACTGCGTAAGCCATGAAGTACATTCTCTCAGGTGAGGACATCCACGTTCAGAACATCTTGAGAGAGAATCGTGTCCGTCAGGAGCGTGGGTGGGTGACATTCACTCCGCTTGCTGACGAGACCGAAACTTTCGCAGATGACAAGGGTGTCAAGGAAGACAGCAAGGCTGTTGCTTCCAAGGACAAGAAGGTAGTTAAGAAGAATACAAAATAATACAGAATGGAATTCATTGATTTGAGCTATTTCACAAAGGGCATGCGCAAGGTTGACAATGCGAGTGCGGTTTCACGATTGCAGGCGGTCTCACAGGCGGCCAACAATGTAATCGAGAGCTACATCGAGGTTAACCAGAACAAGTTCCTACGCAAGGTTTTCGGTGACGACTGCCTGGGATACATCACATATCTGTCACAGGAAGATAAGGATGTACACAGAGAAGAGGTCTTGGACCAGCTCCGTGACGCCTATGCAGACTATGTCATGTTCGATTTCCTCCGCAATCAGCAGACATCCAGCAGCACAGTGGGCGAAAAGAAGCTGAAGAGCGTGAACGATGCTGCAAGTTCCGTACAGCGCCAGTGCCGTCTGTGGAATGACATGGTTGACCTGCTGCTTATGTTCAAGGCATGGGCAGCATCAAACAATGTCACGGCTCTTATCAGTGATGACCTTCTGACAAAGATAAACCGCTATGGAATCTAACGAGATCATTGACATTGTACGAGACACCGTTGCAAGGGTTAGTGACCGCTTCCGCGAGGAGGCTTCGCTTGATGTCCATTTCATGCACGGTTCATCTGTACACATAAAGGAGACTCTTGACCAGCTGACGCAGAGCAGTGCGAGCATTGAGGAGAAATACCCTCTAATTGCCTTGTTTACCCCGATAGTCGAGGACAGGACGAGTGAGGATTATTACTCACAGGCGAGACTGAGTGTCATGATAGCTACTGGTTCTCTAAGGGAATGGGACAATGACCAGCGCGAGGAGCATTCCTTCCGTGGCATTCTCAGACCCGTGTACGAACTTTTCCTTGAAGAGCTGATGAAGGACCACCGTGTGATAAAGACCTACAAGGGAAAGCGGTTGCCTCATGAGTATTCCGAGAACTACTCCTACGGTCGTTATGGTGCGACCGATGCGAACGGGGAAGAGCTGAGCGACCCCATTGATGCAATCAACATCAAATCGCTCGCAATAAGTATAAAACCATATAAAAACTGTAATAGAATATGAAAATCCGTAATTGTATTACTGGTTCAACTACCGGTACAATCCATACCGGTACTTCAAAGTGCGAGATTCCTCATGGTAAGGTGAAGGGTGCAATCCTCGTTCCTCACGGCTTCGAGGTAAGTTTCGCATCAGCATCAGCACTCACGACCGCTTGCCATGCAGCAAACACCGCAGAGCGTATCTTCCCCATCAAGACTTTCGTAGAGTATGCGAAGAACGGTGGTGAAATCCAGACTGCAAGCGTAGGTTACGGTCCTGAGAAGGTTACCGGCTTCAGCGCAATGACTGAGCAGTACACCATGGACAACTACTCTGATGCCCTTGCTCGTAACATCGCTTCCGTTGGTAACAAGGAGTACGATGCATATTTCGTTGATGAAGACAACTTCATCTACGGATATGAGGTTGAAGGCAAGCTCCTCGGTCTCCCATTGAGCTACGTTTCAGCTACAACCACTCCTCATCCTACTTCAAGCGAAGAGGCACAGCTCGTGATCAATTTCGCACACAAGGATGCTAAGAAGGCGATGGTGATGGCAAACTACGAGCAGGCTGGCTTCGATGTTCTTGAGGCTATGGTTGGTCTCATGGAGGTTGACCTCGTTAAGACCGCTTCAAACAAGTACAAGGTTGTAGAGACTGTCGGTGGTTATGACTGCACGGCAATCTTCGGTGCTAAGGTAGAAAACTGCATCACTGGCGGTACATCAGTAAGCTACGACAGCGCCACCAACACCATCACAGGTACTGGTACACTCGGCATCGCAGCTTGCAACGTACTCCACACGAACGGCATCGACGGTTACGAATGGACTGGCACTACCATTGACCAGACCGCATAATGACATAAGCGATGACTGTAACGATTGAAGGTGTTGTGTTCAATGTCGAAGCCTGTTCAGCAATGACGAAGAAGCAGTTCGTTTCCGATATGATTGCTGTTCACTGGCAGGACAGGAACGAAGCCGACAGAAAGAAACTGGCAGGTGACGCTTATTCAGTCATCGTCAAGATGAAATCCGCAGAGACTACCGAAGCCTGATCTGACGAAAGGGTGACCGCAGCAAATCTACGGAGAGTGTGAGCCGAAGGGGGCGAGGTCAGATGTCCTCGTTCCCTTCTATTTTTCAATCAACAAAATGCAATTGGATATGGCGAGCATAGATCATGTTCACGAAATCATTCACAGGATATCCGAAGGAATGGAGGACGAGGTGCTGAAGTGCATGACCACAAACTCCGAACTGATGGTTGACATGGTGAGGGAGCAGATGTATTCAGGTCTTGACGGGAACGGAAAGTATCTCAGTCCGGATTATCTCAGCGACCCTTACTTCAACGAGTCAGGAAGATGGAAGGGAAAGGCAAGGCAGTACATGCAGTGGAAGGAGAGGATAACTCCTCCTGAGCAGTCGATTATGCTGATGCTTCCTGCACGTCCGAAGTCTGTACCTAACCTTTTCATCAGTGGTCCGTTCTACCGAAGTCTGAAGGCAAACTCCATTGATGGAGGTGTCAGCATAACGACTCAGGGTTTCGGTGCAGGTGACTCGATTGTACACAAGTACGGAGAGAACCTTCTCGGACTGACGGAGACTGCGAGGGAGTACTTCAACAGGAACAAGCTAATTCCATGGCTTGAGGATTTCTGGAACCGTTGCGGATGGAGATAGTATCAAATAAAATGACAATGTTATGGCTTGCGGATGTAGGAACAAGGAAAGGATGAGCGCATTGTGCAAGGTGCGTGAACTGGCTAAGAAGAATGCCGTTCTCGACCAGACAATGGTGACAATCTACAAAAAGGCTGACGGAAGTTACAATTTCACCGCTTTCGGCAGCGACTATGAAGGTGAGATGGTTGAAATCGTACACTACTTGTAAGATTTAATAAACAGATATATGGCAGAGATAAAGATTACCGACCTCGTCAGTCAGAGTGCGTTCGATCAGCTGAGAGAACTTGACTCGGAGCTTGAAAACATCAAGGACAACTATGTTGCTGCTGCACAGGTCATGCTGAAGGGCCTGAAGGTGAATGTGAAGGTCGTAGGTGACATCGACAAACTGAACACACTTGTGAACGGTGCCATGGCGCAGGCTGCAAAGGCTACTGAGCAGCTCAACAATGCGATGGCCAAGCAGAAGAAGATAGTTGCCCAGACTACTAACGAGATAAGCCGTGAGCTGTCCGAAATCGAGAAGGCCAATGCTGCTAAGCGCGAGCAGGTATCAGTTGATGACGAGGCACTGAAGATGGCCCGTCAGGTGATGAACACCTACCAGCAGAATGTTGCCATCCTCGCAAGGGTCGAGATGGAGATGAAGGCTGTGACTGCACAGCGAAAGGCACTTGATGACCAGTACAAGAAGGGTGAAGTCACGATGACGCAGTACCAGGACTCACTCCAGCAGATCATTGCAAGGGAGCGAGAACTGAAGGGCGAGAAGCAGGAAATCCAGCAGCGACTTTCGATTGAGGAGAAGATGAATGCTGCCGTAAGCGGTTCTTACAAGGAGATTGCTCAGAGACTCAACCTTGTTGAGCAGGCGTACATGCGTCTCACGGAAGAGGAGAAGAGGGAGCCGTTCGGACAGAAACTCGCAGATGAGCAGATAAAGCTCAAGCAGCACCTAAAGGATCTCGATGCAGACATGGGTAACTTCCAGCGCAATGTCGGTGACTATGCAATAGCCGGTCAGTCATTGAAGAGTGAGCTGAAGGAACTTGTCCTTGAAATCGCTCAGCTGAAGGTTCAGTATGGACGAATGTCAGAAGAGGAGAAGGCCTCAGCAGAGGGAAAGGCTCTTGAGCAGAAGATGAACGGCCTCATCGAGAAGGCTGGTGAACTCAAGGATGCTATGATGGATACCAACGAGGCCATCAAGAACTCTGCATCCGATACGAGAGGAATTGATCAGTTACTCGGTGGTCTCGGTTTGATGGCTTCAGGTTACGAGACTGCGAAGGGTGCAGCAGAGATGTTCGGAATCAGTTCCGAGAGCGTTGAAGAGGCGCAGAAACAACTTGCTGCAGCCATTGCAGTTGCCAATGGTGTCCAGGGCATCCAGAACGCATTGCAGAAGCAGGGTGCTCTTATGCAGGGAATCATGGTTACACAGGAGAAAGCACGTGCAGCAGCACAAGCATTGTCAACGAAGAGCACTGTTGCTGCAACGATTGCACAGAAGGCATTCAATGCTGTCGCAAAGGCTAATCCGTACGTTCTTCTTGCTACTGCTGTCGTATCCGTTGTCGGTGCATTTGCTGCGTTTGCCATCGGCGCTAAGAAGGCAAAGGACGAGCAGAAAGAACTGAACGAATCCATAAATAGCGGATGGGAGGCGTATGCTAAGGCTAATGCCGAAATCGGTTCTACCATTGAAATGCTTGATAAGTTCAATGGTACACAGAAGGAGGAGAAAGTCATTGTTGAGGATCTTAATAAGAGTCTTGGAGATTCTTTCGGACATTACAAGAGTATCGAAGAGTGGAAGAAGGCATTGATAGAAAAATCTCCGGAATACCTTGAGATGCTTAAGTCTGAAGCTACTGCACAGGCTTTATTGAATGCATACACAGCTACCTATGTCCTACTTCAGGAGGCCAATGCAAAAAAGACAGAGATGCTTGCTCAAGGAGGTCTGAAGAGATGGTGGAATGACAGCAATGGTAAAACTGCGGAAGCAATACAGAATGCTACTGATTTGCAGAACAAGTTGGATATTATTGATAAGAAATTCAACGAGGAACACGCAAAGGCACTGAAATTGAAATCGCAGTTACAAGGCTCATCATCTAAGACTGACAACTCAACGAAGAAGACAAAGGACGATGCAAAGAAGGCTGCAGAAGAAGAAAAGAAATATCAGGAAGAGATAGACAAGGCGATTTTGCAGGCTAAATTGGAGGCTATCGCTGACGAAAGAACGAGAGAACTCGCAGAACTCGGAAAGACGTACGAGGAAAGATTCGCAGCAATCAAGGGATATTCCGAGAAGGAGAATGAACTGAGACTACTGCTCAGCGAGAACTACAACACTGAGGCACAGAAACTCATCGATAGCTGGAACAAGGAAGACCTTGACAAAGCAAAGGCACTTGAAGAGGAGAAGAAGCAGGACCGAATCGACACTCTTGAGTCTGACCTTGAACTTGCGCAGGTTATTCGCACACAATCATACAACGAGGAGATGAGCAGCCTGAAGGATATGCTCGCGAAGAAGATGATATCCAACGAGGAGTACGAGAAGAGAAGTGCAGAGCTTTCTCGCAGATATGCCATTGAAACAGCGCAGGCACAGGTTGAGGTTCTTGAAGAGGCTCTTAACGTTGAAGGTCTTTCCGAGGACGAAAGACTCGCCATCACTGAAAGGTTAAAGGATGCGCGCATTGCTGCAAAGAAGGCAGAAAATGACGCGATCATCGAGTACAACAAGAAGGCAGACGAGGACGAGCAGAAAAAGTATGAGAAGAGAATGGGTAGAATCTCAAACTACCTCAACTATACCAAGGAAGCACTCAGTGCCGTCGCAGACCTTTCCGGAAGTATCTTCGACCGTAAGATTGAAGAATACGACAAACTCCTCGACAAGAACGATGAGCAGTACGAAAAGGAGATTGCAAACATCGAGAAACTTGAAGAGAGTGGTGCAATAAGCAGCGAAGAGGCTGAGAGAAGAAAGCGGGCAGCAGAGGCGAAAACTGCCGCTGCAAGCGAGAAGCTCACGAAGGAGCAGAATAAGCTGAAGTACCGACAGGCTATCATTGACAAGACAAATTCAATGGCACAGGCTGCAATCAGCACTGCACTGGCAATTCTTCAGGTGTACTCAAGTGTAGGTAATGGTAGTTTCATATCAAGAAGCGTTATGGCAGGTATAATGGCAGGAATTGGCGCAATCCAACTTGCTGCCATCGCTGCACAGCCAATCCAGGCATACAAGAAGGGTACCGACAACCACCCTGGCGGTATGGCAATCGTAGGTGATGGTGGAAAGAGTGAGGCGGTCCTCTTCCCGAACGGAAAAGTGTGGTTCACACCTGACACTCCGACACTCGTTGATATGCCGAAGGGAACAATTGTCCTCCCAGATAGCAATAAAATCGATGTTAGCAAGTTAAATAATACTCCACTTGTTAGAAGAAACGGAGAATCACTTGCAGGTGACGTTATCGTTGCTACGGACATCAGCAGCGTGGAACGCGGAGTCGGTTCTGTCAACAGTACATTGAAACTGATGATGAAGCAGCAGGCTCGCATTGCACGCGACCAGAAATACGCAGCATACATGGCTAACAGAATGTAAATGGATTGAGGGTCAGCAATGGCCCTCATCCGCAATAAAGGCTCACAGATGAAAGATAGAACAAGACTTGACGAACTTACACTCCGAGAGTACGTGGAACTAAGATGCGGAAACCATGTTGAAGGTGTAAGCGAGGAGAACGCATACAACATACAGATGGAGTATGCAAAGATAGTGAATGCGACTGAGGTAAAGCAGATCGTCACGAAGGAGACAAAGCGCACTAAGTCAAAGGTAAAGCTGAATGTCCTCCGAATAGCCCAGGTTGTGCTACGGCTCGGATATGTCGATGATGCACTTAGGCTTATAAATGAGATTGACTCATCCATCACAGAGACTGACCATGACAAGCTCGATGCGTGGCTCACAAGCAAGATAGGTTTCGTTGAGTTCGGAATAAAACGAGATGCTGACATCGAAGAAAAGAACGCTGCCAGGGAAACCGTTGAGGAACGTGCCTCTCCTGATGAAATAAGGGAGTCGTTCTTCGCAGAGGTGGCGAGCATAATGTCATACCACAAGATGAGCATCAGCATGGACCAGATTTCAGCAAGCGTGTATGCACATCTCGTTGAGCAGACAAACAGAGAGATACAATCAAGACTTAGACAGACAAAGAAGAAATGAAATACTTCACGATAGCAGAGATGTGCGCAAGCACTACAGCGGCTGCAAGGCATATAAACAACACTCCTACGTCATCCACACGCGGTCGCATCATGCAGACTATAAACAACCTACTCGACCCGATTCGTGCATTCTACGGGCTTCCTATAAAGATTAACAGCGGCTATCGTTCCAGTGAACTCAACGCAGCGTTGGGAGGTGCATCGAACTCATCGCACATGTACGGATATGCTGCAGACATAGTTCCTGTTAACGGGGATATGAAGACGCTGCAGAAAGCCGTACTGGCATGGGCAAAGGTGCATAATTTCGACCAGGTTATCATCGAGCAGCCGGATAGCAAGGGAATAGCGTCGTGGATACATGTAGGATGGAAGCGAGGATCTGACGGATCGCAGAGAAGGCAGTACCTTACCGCAAGGAAGGTTAACGGAAAATGGACTTACACGACATTCGTGAACAAGTAGTCCTGACGAGTATTATGAGAGACACAGCTTAACGGTTGTGTCTTTTTTTTGATACCTATTGAAGATTCATGAACCTTAGATTGTTTTCCATGATATAAGCCGTACATAAAACAACTCAACTATGGAAAAGGAAAACAAGAAACGGAGCCGTGATAAGGCCCCGGAGAAATGCGTCATTGACATTATACCGTCCATCATCGGAAGGTTGAAGTCAATGGCGCATTATTATTATTCAAGCCGTGACGATGCACTCGACCTCGTTCAGGATACCATCCTGAGACTGCTTGAGAATTTGGAGCACGTTGACAGCCGTGAAGATCTTCTGTACATCGCTCTCACAACGATGAGACGAATAAGGTACAATGACTGGAGGCATGAGGGCCTAATCTGCTGGATACACCTTGATGACGATGATGACTACGGATTCACAGATGGTGATGCTGTCGTTGATGCAAGGCTTTCATTGGAAAGGATATACGCTGAAGCTGAGTGCGACGTCAAGGTTGATGCTGTAGTGAAGGCTGGAGAAGGGTACAGCCATAGAGAGATAGCATCAATTCATGGTGTTCCTGTCGGGACAGTATTCTCGCGTGTGTCTTACGGAAAGAAGAAACTTTTGCAAATGGCATAGGACAAACGAAGAATGATAGGAAAGTTTAATCAAAAAAACGACAGATTTTAAGTAAATGGTGGTTGAAAAATTTGCATAACTTGTTATAAATGAAGAACTTTGCAGTATACAAATAACAAATAATACAAGTCTAACCTAACACCCCAAACAACAATGAAAACGAAGAAGAATTTCCGTTCAATCGTAATGAAGTATGCACATGCTGCATGGAACCAGACAAGCAACCTCTCTTGGAGAGAGTGTGTGAAACTCGCGTGGAAGATGTTCCGCCTTGCATCAAAGATGCGCCATGGAATCGCAAAGTTCTCCTACATCAAGAAGGACGGCACCATCCGCGAGGCACTCGGTACACTCGTAGGCATCCCTGCAGGTGCAACACTCGGAGGCAAGAAAGTCACCAAGCAGTCGTACAAGACCCTTGCATACTACGACATCGAGAAGGAGTCCTTCCGATGCTTCAGGATCGAGAACTTCATCGGAATGGCAGTATGAGCAATGAACTTCTGAACGAACTGAGGGAGGCGATTTGCGACACGGCCTATGCGCTTTCCCTCAATCCTAACGAATGCGACCATGAGCGCGACATAGTATTCCTGGCAATGTTACTTAATAAATATATAAAAGATGATACCGACGATAATAACAACTGATAACAGATACTCGTTCACGAATCCTGCTAATGGAAAAGACTTCAAGCTGAAGGAACTGCAGGCTGTGGTAGAAGGATATATTGAACTCGTCCATCTAAGCGACAAGGTGGTGATGGTGGTTAATGAGGAGGGGAAGTGTGACAATCTTGAACCGAATTCCATCGCAACTGCAATCGCAAGGAAGGTCGGTGCTATTCCTCTTAATGACTATATCGCTGGAAATGTACTTGTGTGCGATGATGCGATGGTGAAATAGCAAGAGATTGACATAAAATTGTTAAGTGCTGATAATTAGTGCGTTGTGTGGTGTTTTACTGCATGGCGCACTTTTGTGTCATACGGAAAACCTTGGAACTCAAGAAAGATTGATATACCTTTGCAGAAAATAAGAAACAATGCTCACAAGAATACGACTTAAACTTGGAAGTGACACCACTGCACGAGAGCTTGACTCGTCCGAGGTGAAGAACTGGGATTCGCTGAAATACACGCTGAAGCGCAAGGATTTCGGTGCTGTAGTCCGTTCGTTCTCCACGGAGTTCGAGTTCGTAGGTGATGCATACGATGACATTCTTGACGAGTATCTCTCAAACGGCATGCAGGCAGTAGGAACACTGTACGTTGACATGATGAACGACAGATGGGGATGGGAACTCCTGTTCTCTGCTGACCTTGACTTCTCATCAATCTCATGGAATGAGACTACATTGAGCATCAACTGCATGGACGGGAGCATTGCAAGCCGCATCAACTCTAAGAAATCGACAAAACTTGAGTTCAGCGTTTCCGATCTTAAGGAGAAAGCGCAGTTGTACTATGACCGCCTCATCCATTATCCGAGAATATGCAGTGCAGGAGTGTGCGGAGATATTCTTCCTACTACCGGGATATTCCCTACTGGTACGACTGGATACGCGATGAAGGTTGCAAGCGGATTGTCAGCGAGAAAGTCAAAGAGTGACAAGACCGTTGATGCAGGACGTGAGTGCGAGCTTCTGTATTTCCCAAAGTTGAGAAAGATTTCATCGGATATTACTGGAACGATGTCATTCTATGACGTGAATGCATCAAACACGGTTGATGGTGAAGGTCTTGATGTGTACGGACAGGGTACGACCAACAGCCAGGCACTTGATGCAAGTGTATTCGCCACTGCCCTCAAGACATGCTCCATATCTGCAAGGGTAAAGGCTGACATAAACCTGTTCACTACCGGAGGCCTCAACTCTGTGTACGTGACAAGAGGTGGAATAGGTTTCAGCATACTGAAGAGGACGAAGTACGCTGACGGCAGTAGCGACCTGACTTATGTAGTAAGCAGAACCGAGAACTACACAATATCAAAGAACGGTTTTTCTGTCGACCTTTATGCAGATGCTAACATGAGTCCTGGTGACTCACTGTTGTTCGCTGTAGTACTTCAGCCGTTCGTATACAGGAACGATTCTGCTGCACCTTATACTGGTGATGTCTATATCACATCTAAGTATCAGTTGCAGTACGAGGATGTACAGACTGGTGCATACGCAAGGGTTGACTGCACATCTGACAAGGAGCCTTTGTTCTACGATCCTTTCATGTGCGATGTTATTTCTCCTGAGTCCGTGCTTAGTGCAATAGTTGGAGAGATTGCCGGAACTGATATTGATACGCACATACGGTTCAGCAAGGGAAGCCTTCTGTCTGGGACGATGATAGTTGCAGCAGAGAGCATAAGAGGCATTGCCGATGCAAAGCTGTATGTTACATTCAGTGAATTCGAGAAATGGATGGATAGCGTGTTCGGTTACATATGCCACATTGATGATGACCAGGGACTCGTTGAGTTTGTTCCGCGAAATGAATACTTCACTTCCGACATAGTCAAGACGGTCGATTCATACAGCCATGAGTTGTCTGTTACCGTTGACACATCTTCCGTATACAGCGCAGTTAGCGTAGGATACGAGAAGCAGGACTATGAGGAGGAGTACGGACGCGACGAGTGGAGATGGACCACTGCATACACATGTAAGCAGATATACCAGGACAACACACTTGAACTGATAAGTCCTTTCCGTTGCGACTGCTATGGCATAGAGTACATTGCTGCTGACAGAAGACTTGCAGGAAGCGATGACACTGACGACAACAGCGACAACGACGTGTTCTTCATCTACTGCTCATACAATGCGGGCAAGGTAAGATATGAGATAGAGCGAGGCCGTACAGAGGTTGCGTATACAGAGAGCGAGACGAGCATGGCAAATGCGGACATGATGTACAACATTGAGTATTCTCCATACTACATGCTGAAGGCTAATGAGAAGTACATCGCGGGTCTCGTTGGACAGATTGCTTTTGCAAGCTGCGCAGGAAACTCAAACATCACCATCAGCGATGATGACGGTGATTATGATGTCACTGATGACATATCGCTTTCAGGAGGATATGTTACTCCAAATGAACTGTCATTCTCAACCGATGACATCGAATGTCCTACGGACTGGAGAGGACTTGTCGAGATAACAAGCGGAGCAATAATGTATCGCGGTTACATCAAGGAGGTTGAGTTCGCTATCGGCAAGGAGACAAAAACAACATACAAACTGATTCTAAAAGACATCATAAAATGAAGATAAGTCCATTCACACCATTGTTCTTCTCTCCGTCAACTGACACTACTGGTTCTGAGAGCGAGCACATACAGACCTGGCTATCGAGCGACAGGATAAATCTTCAGTTTATCCTTGATCAGTACGATGAGGTTCCTGACGTGTACCTTGTCAATGAGGTTACAGGCACTGAGACGGAAGTAACTCTCAGCAGCTGGACGGTTGTCGGCGGAAAGGCCATATACTGGCACTACTGGCAGAACCTCAGCGAAGGATACTATTCCGTGAAGATTGAGAGAGAGGATGAAGGGTACGAGTATGTCAGCGATGTTTTCCGTGTGACTACTGATGCAAACGAGGTTGCGGACACCGTTCTTCTGCAATACTCCAACAAGGACAACCGTCAGCGCACTGATGCTGCGTTTTGGATTGCATACCAGCAGGTGTTCTTCGCAATCCGAGTTCCCGGAGGTTTCAAGGATGACAACTGGGGATTCAGCGTTGACAACGAGCAGTTCTCAAATCAGTACCAGGACATCTGCGAACTGTATGCGCACGAGGCTACGCAGAAGACGCTTACAATCGGTGACAACAGCGTGGGCCTTCCTATATGGTACGGAGAGTTCCTTAACAGACTCCTCTGCTGCAACTATGTGTACATTGACGGACTGCGCTATTGCAGAAAGGACAGCAGTGTACCAGACAAGCAGAGCCTCATCGACGGATTGAAGTCGTATGTATTCACGCAGAGCCTCCAGCAGGTTCTTCATGGAGATCCTGTTCTTGAGAGTGCAAATCAGGTAGCATTGAGATATGCAACTGACAGTGCTGCAAGAACGACAGCCGGAAACACGACAACAAGCAAGACCATCATAACAGAAACTGAAGTCTAACTCCAACAAGATATATTATGACAAACGCAGAAAAGCAGGAAATCGTAACGGCGGTACTTGAGAGCATCAAGGCATCGTCACTCTCCATTGCGCAGATGACGAACCAGGCAACGGTTCCGAGCGGTGCGTACATAGAACTAAACGGAAGCAGAAAACTGAGTCTTGACACGCTGATAACGCATATCGTGAACAAGGCTAAGACTGAGGCTGGTATAACCTCCATCAACAGCACGTTGACAAGTCTTGACGGACGTATAACCACCAACGCCAACAATCTGTCTTCACTCGCTACGAGAGTTGCTGCAATCCCTGTGCAGGATGTTGATGACCATATCGATGCGACGAGCACCAATCCTGTACAGAATAAGGTGATAGCCTCAGCACTATCCACCATAAATGCAGTGTCAGATGCATTCATCACTCTTGAGTGGGTTGGTAATGTGACGTGCCAGCAGTCAAGCCTTACCATCACGGAAGCAGATGTCGATATGTGTGAAATCGTTGCAGGACATGACACTGCACTGAACAAGGATGTTGTTGTCGTAAAGGAGGGAAACTACTGCTACTGCTCATGGACAAACCAGAGTGGTGATAGCAGTTTCGACTTCAGTAAATATGTCAAGCTGACATCACTCATCGCTACCAACGAGAAGCTGTATCATGGTATAGGCGGTGTTCCAGGACTGATAGAGTTCGGTGGAGAGACTGGACAGATAACCGTCATCTCTCAGGATGACTACAATGAAATGTCCGATACTGACAAGGATGAGCGAACAATTTGGGCAACATACTAAAACCGTATAGAAATGATAAAACTTAACGGAGGAACAGCAGATGATGCTGTAGAGATGCAGTTCAAGAACAAGCCTGTTAAGCGTCTGTACCAGAAGATTGGCGGAGTGACGAAATTGCTGTTCTCTGCAGACCTTATGTACGTTGGAGCAGTGACTGGTATGAACGACTCCATTTATCCTTATCAGTGCAAGTCGTTTGTTGCAAGGGACAATATCGGTCCGATTATATGCAATTTGGGAAGTGTAAGAAGATACATCGTACTTATGATCCCAAGACGATATTTCACAGATGATACGGTCCTTCTGCTCAATAACAGCATTGCATCATACATCAGTTCAAATATAGAGCTTACACTTGATGAGGATACATCATGCGAGCGTGAGGTTGAGTATGTGAAGATCGTGACTTCAATTTCCGGAACTGGAAAGGTTATTCTGCAAATGTCAAAATTAAAAACAATAACATTATGAGTAAATCCAAACTAATACGTATCGGGAACGACATTGTTGTACGATGGACTGTCAAGACGAACGGAGCGGATGCAAGCCTTGATGACAAGGATATTGCCGTAAGGCTTACTGATGTTTTGGGAGGAAACTGCAACATCACGTGGTCGGTCGATGGTAATGTTGTAACCGTCAGCTATCCTGGTAAATTCCAGAAGAAACTCGGAAAGTACACGCTCGTCCTCATCGACACAACTGGTGGCGGCATGAAGACCGTTGATGTGTGCAAGGCGTTCGAGCTTGTTCCTTACTCATTCCTCGCTGGAGGTTCTGACGCGAGCAACATCGAGACTGAGGTCGTTGAACTGACATCTTCAATTGAATACGGCACTTTCATTGAGATTGATGAAACGCTTTCCGTAAAGGGAATGGCGGCAGATGCAAAGAAGACCGGTGAAGAACTTGCTAAGAAGGTTGATAAAGTAACAGGAAAGGGACTCTCCACCAACGACTACACAAATGCTGAGAAGCAGAAACTTGCAAGTGCATTGACTGAGCACCAGGACATCACTGGAAAGGCAGACGTGTTTGTCATCAGACTTACTGAAAGTGGTATCGACAAGACATTTGCACAGATCAAGGAGGCAGTTGCTGCAGGAAAGGTAATCATCGGTGACTATTACGGACAGACAAAGTTGCAGCTGATACCGTCAATTGACATGAGAGTCAATAATCAGGCTGTCGTATTTGCGTATGCGAGAAGCGGAGGACGAATGATGGGAACGTTCATCATCAATTCAAACGGAAGAGCTGAAATCTACGATTGTGGTGTTGATATTACTGGACGGACCACACCAACTACTATAGATAAATTAGGAAGCTACCTGCCTTGGTCAGACAGCTATGTGTGTGGAGACGCTACTGCAGGATTGTATGTATGCAGCTCTCTTCTCGTGAATACTGACTATGGTAAAAAATACATACTCTGGTACGAGTTCGACGGTGTTTGCCCGAAGAAGGTATTTTCATATGACATCAGATCGTGGGGAGCGCACTGGCCAGAGCAGATTGACTCAAACGTTGTCCTGTACTGCGACGAGGTATACGAATCATCTGATTCAGCAAACTGGCCTACATGGTTGAGAAAGGTCTTCGCTCTTGATGTCCGTGACAAGATTGAGGAGTATGAGCAGAGAATCTCAGCCCTTGAAAGTAACTAACAATTAAAATCCATAAGATATGGCACAGCTCAATTTTACAAAGGTAGGTGATGAGTGGATCAGCTCTACTCTCCCTGCAACACAAGGAAAGACACTTGTAGTAGCACATCTCAACTTCTCTGCAAACAACAGCAGGGTTATCGTTGAGGGTACGATTGATTCAGCACACGGATGGGATACAAAGGACACATATCTCTGTGACCAGTGCGACGAGATTTCCATCCCGAACATTCCGACTGGCATGAGCATCCGTTTCCGCTGCGCTGCCCAGCCTACATATGCATGTTACATTGAAAACGACTAAAACCGTACGATCATGAAGAAATATAATGAAAAGACCGTTGATGTCGGCGGTGCCACTGGCATGTCTGGAGCAGACAAGGCTAAGCTGTCAAACATCGCCCTAGATGTTGAACAGATTAAGGCGGTTAGCATAACCTACTCCGAATTAAAGGCATTGCGTGACGCAGGAAATCTTGTCCCAGGCAGACAATATCGCATTACTGACTACCATTGCACGACAACGCAAGCAGACACTATGTCAGCTGACCATCAGTTCGACATCATCGTTGTTGCTGATACAAACAGCGTTCTTAATGAGAATGCGAGAGCGTGTCTGCATGAAGGAGATACATATTTTGCTAACTCAAATCTTGAAAAGTGGGTTCTGAAGTACAACATCGATAACAATGCTAATTGGGGAAAGAAAGGTGGTAAGACGCTTAATTATACAAATGATAATTTAGGAAATTTCACAGCTACAGTATTAAACGAAAATGATTCTACTTTTGCTGGATATCCTATAAAGTGTATTACAAATATAGAAGGTTTGAATGTGACTTTATTTGTTCAGAACGACAATTCTGATGCAGAACATTACTACATTGACCTTTCAGAAGTAGGTATTGGCATAGTTGATGAAAACATTTTTGGTGAATTACAATTTGTTTCTTCATCAGTAGATGTTCCTGGAAGTGGTGTCATAACTTATTTGAAGGATGAAAAAGAAAATGAATGTTTCTACGACTTCAAGAACATTTTGTTTAAGCGTTGGAAGATAACAGAATGCGAAAAATCAAGTTCACTGGTAGGATTTTATTCATGTAAAAACATTGAAGAAATAACTGTAGATGAAGAAGATTTTGTATGGTGTTATACATTTAATAAATGGGACGCAGATAATGATTGTTATGTAGAAGGTGACAGCTCACTTCTTTCTATGGTATTTAGTAACAAGTTGGGATATATGTCATTTAATATAGTTTTATTCGGAAATATTTGCTACAACAACATCTTTGGAAATAGTTGCTCCGAAAACACTTTCGGAAATTATTGCTCCTCCAACACTTTCGGAAATGTTTGCTTATCCAACACTTTCGGAAATTATTGCTCCTCCAACACTTTCGGAAACGATTGCTCCTTCAACACTTTCGGAAACGATTGCTCCTTCAACACTTTCGGAAATTATTGCGGCTCCAACACTTTCGGAAATATTTGCTACAACAACATCTTTGGAAATAGTTGCTCCGAAAACACTTTCGGAAATTCTTGCTCCTCCAACACTTTCGGAAATGTTTGCTTATCCAACACTTTCGAAAACTATTGCTACTCCAACACTTTCGGAAATTATTGCTCCTCCAACACTTTCGGAACATCGTCATCAGTAAAGAATTATGTAAAAAACATCACTCTCGAAAACGGAGTATCAAATACCTACATAAATTGCACAGCGACAACAAGTTCTATATCGTATTTCCAGAATGTTCATGTGAATAGTGGAATAAATGGCAAGACTCTCACAGTAGAAACAGCAGGCAACAATTTCCTCACAACATTCGGTTCAAGTAACGACACTAAAATCAATGTATAATGAAACAGCATAACGACCACTATTTCACAGCTGACGAAGGTAAGACCATCGTTCGCAAATCAGACCAGTTCGTAATGGGAACAGGCATCGACCTCGGAGACAACGACAGCATCGAAAACTACGAGGAGGTAGAACTCACGGAGGAGAATGATATCGAAGGTATTCTCAAGCGTGAGCAAGAAAAGCAAGAGCGCAAGAGCAAGTTCAAGAGCCTTTTGCGCAAGCGTTCTTAATCTGTCACAAAACGATGATTATATCTATTTCTTTTATTATATTAGTATGTGCATTGATTGTAAATTTCTGCACTTCACATACTAAAAAAACTTACAAAGAACAAGATTGGATTTCCGACAAAACTTACAAAGAACAAGATTGGATTTCCGACAACTATTACGGAATTAATTATATATCAAGACGAAGGAGGAAGAAGATAAAAGGATACGAACGCTAATCTGTCACAAATCCCTGTCAGATGTTTGACACATTAGTGACCATATTGCCGAAGTCGGTAAAAAGGTTCACTATCACAAGAATGTTTGACACATTAGCATAGACACAATTATCCCCCCGCAACCGAAAGGAAGCGAGGGGATTTGTTATGTTAGAACGAACAAAACCAGCAACGCGCGCGCGAGATATTACAAAATGAGTGGTTTATGCATTTTATTTCCACTTTTCAATCAAACTGATGGCGTAGTATTTCCATTTGTTATAGTGTTGCCGCAAGGCGAGGGGTGGTTGGATAAAATATCCTTCTGCCCCTCTTGCTGTAATATGCTGATAATCAACGAGACAAAAATAAAATGATAAATTATGGATGTGAAAAATCTTGGAGATGGAAACTTATGTCCGTACCTTTGCAGTGAAAATAAAAACAGAGTATATGCGATGGATGAAATCAAGACTATTGTAGTAACGCTGCTTTCAGGGATAGCGGCATACCTCCACCCGATTGCGGACAATGTGTTCGCCATGTTCTGGCTTCTTGCCGCTAACTTCCTTGTAGGCCTGCTCTGCGGTGTAATCGTCAATCACGAGGACTTCCAGTGGCGGAAGGCATGGCAGTGTATGATAGACTCAATGGTCCTGTTCGGCATTGTGGCCTTCATCTATGCTATCGGAAGAATGAACGGTAACGAGGCAGGATCCATTCAGTGCGTGAGCCTCATCATCTATGCGATGTGCTACTTCTACGGAGTTAACATTCTGCGTAACGTGCGAAGCCTTCTGAAGGAGGAGTCAACGGCATGGATGCTGATAGACTTCCT